AAATATTATTTAAATTATTTATAACAAATATAAGATAAATTCTTATAATTATTATATTTCATATTTTTATATAAAAAAAATGTCTACGGTTGGATACACATCAAACTCAATTTCTAAAGATACTCAGAATGAAGTTAAAAATAAGGGTTTCAGTTTGCCCAATACTATTAGGAATATAACTTTTCACTTCATTAAGGTTCATTATAATAAATATTTAGAAGATCACAATATTACTAAAATTGGTAAGGAAAAAATACCGGATGTGGTAAATGAACTTTATGAGGAAAAAGAGCAAGAATTAAAAAAATATATTAGAGGCACTATGAGAAAAAATTTTCCTGATTATGATAAGAATTTTACTTTAAAAACTTCGACTGAAGAAATTATCTTAGAAATGTTTGATGATCCGGATTTTAGTAAGAACAGAATTATAATTGAAATTGAGAATTATCAGAGGAAAATCAATTCAGAATAATTAATTTTCTTCTAGAAATTCAAACTTTTCAGCAAATTCATTTACTTTATTTTTTAATTCTTGTATCTCTTCCGAATAATTTTCCATATTTTGGACAAAAGCCTTGAGTGGTTTATGGTCTTTTTGTATCTTTAATGCTAACTGTATACATTCGTGAAGTAAATAACCGACGTAAACAAAATCGTTTTCTCGGAATCCTCTCGTAGTAAGGGCAGCGGTTCCCAATCTAATTCCACCCGGTGAAATAGCTGATTTATCACCAAAGACAGCATTTTTATTCAAGGATATATCAACTTTCTCACATATTTTTTCTATTTTACTACCTGTAATTGCTAGTGGATTAAGATTTACTAACACAATATGATTGTCTGTTCCCTGAGTGGCTAAAGTATAACCTTCGTCTACCAAATATTTAGAGAGCACCCTAGCATTACTTTTGACAGTTCTAATATAATTTTTAAATTCAGGTGTCTGGACTTCTAGGAGTTGGGTAGCTAATCCGGCTATCTGATGTTGATGAGGTCCACCTTGTAACATCGGAAACACACTAAAGTTAATTTGATCACCTAACTCTTTCTTGAAAAAAATCATACCGGAACGAGGTCCTCTAAGAGTTTTATGAGTGGTGGAAGTTACTACATCACAGTATAAAAATGGATTTTCCATTTCCTGTGTAGCTACCAAACCACTAATATGTGCCATATCACATAGTAAATAGGATTTATTAATATTTGCTATTTTTCTAAATCTTGCGTAATCAAAATCTCTAGGGTAAGCACTAGCACCGCAAATAATTAAACGGGGTTTAAAAGCCCTGGCATATTCTTCTAACTTATCGTAGTCAATATACCCATCTTCCTTAATATGATAGGGTAAGGACTCGTAGAAGACTGAGGTAGCAGATATTTTTTTCTTGTCGGTATAAAAACCGTGAGTTAGATGACCTCCCGAAGGTAAATCTAAACCCATAATTCTATCGTGCGGTTTTAACAACGCATTATAGACAGCTAAGTTAGCAGGACTACCCGAGTAAGGTTGAACATTTACACCCCAATCGTTATCGTCAAGGTGAAAGGCTTGTAAGGCTCTAGATTGACAGAGTATTTCAATCTCATCTATCACTTCACAACCCCCGTAGTATCTAGCGTTAGGTTGGCCTTCTGAATATTTATTAGTTAGCACAGAACCTAGACATTCCATTACGGAACGTGAGGTGAAATTTTCAGAGGCAATTAGTTCTAAACCGCGTTTCTGTCTGGCAAATTCTTTTTGAATTAGTTGATAAATTTGGGGGTCTTTAATTTTGAGAAGGGTATTCATTTTGGATATATATGTATTTGATTTTATTTTTAAATTTTTAAATTTTTTAAATTTAAAGTGGAAAATTGATTATTACATTTTAATTCCTAATTGCGAGAGTTTTTAAAACTATTTAATTGTTAAAAGAAATGAAGAAAGACTTATTAAAAAAAGGAAGCATTTCGATGGTTCTAGGAGAATCTTACTTTCAAGACTTTTTTCAACCTCAGAACAATAAAATATTGAAGGTAACTCATCTTGATAGTAATCAAAATGAATTAAAACATATGAAAATAATTTCCTCCATACCTAGAGCGTCAGAATACTATGCGCTTAGTGAAGATTTAAAATTTATGATAGAAAAAAATCATCCCTTCTATCAAAAAATACAGGAATTAATGGCGGAAGAACTACTACCATCTTTACAAAAACCACCGTTAACTTGTTTCTATATTGATTACGCCGGGGATTTAGAAATGTATGATGCGGTGATTGAATTACAGACTAAACATAGAAGCCCTTATTGGAAGAAACCTAAAGATATTTTGGTGGTGCTACATCATATCATAGAAGGTCTTTATTATTTACATCAACATAAAATTTGTCATCTAGATGTGAAGTTGGAAAATATAGTTATCGATTCCCAGAGAAAAACCTATAAGTTAGTAGACTTTGGTTATAGTTCCATAGAACCATTCGATGATTTTATCAGTTGCCCTAAAGGAACCCCTGGTTACTGTCCTAAATTTTTTGAAAAAGTTAAAATCAATAAGTATTTACCCAAGATAAATGCTAACGATTTCGTCAGTTCAGATTCGGATGGATATATACCTTTTCATAAAAATTATAAGTTAGTTTATAAAATAGATAGTTTCTGTCTAGGGCGAACCATTAATTGTCTATGGCAAATATTTCTAGAGAATTATGATATAGGTTGTTGTCTAACTTATGGATTTAAAAAAAATAAGAAAATAGTTAGAAAAATAGAATTAGTGTTAGCTTATTTGTTAGTGAACGATGTGTATCAAAGACTCGATATTATAGATATCTACGATAGATTTTGGAAGGGTAAAAAAATAACTGAAATTTAAAAAAAATAAATATTCTTAATATATATAAGACGCATAAGATGTTAAACGACCCGTTAGTTCATCTTTTACATTCATTAATTGTTGGTTTAATACTTTATATTGTATTCAAATACATTATGTTATTTAAAGAACACTCCGCAAGAGTAAGTTCTATGGTAATTGGAGCTTTATTCTTACTCTACCTTATTTTATTTTATGAAATTAAAGATATTGTGAAAGGAAGAAGTAATTTATTAAAAAATTAAATGATTTAACTAATAGTTAGGAATATTTATCATTTAGGATGTCAAAAAATCCCACCAAGTCTCTAGCCAAAGCTCTGAAAAGAATACAAAAAGAATTGACAGAAATTCAAACCGAACCACCTTCCAATTGTAGTGCGGGACCTATTAATGAAAATTTACAAGAATGGGAAGCGACTATTATAGGTCCTTCAGAATCTCCTTATGCGGGAGGTATTTTTAAATTACAAATTAATTTTACCGATAAATATCCCTTTAAACCTCCTAAAGTGAAGTTTATGACTCGTATCTTTCATCCCAATATTAATAATCAAGGAAGTATTTGTTTAGATATTTTAAATGTAAATTGGAGTCCGGCTCTCACTATTACTAAATTATTACTGTCAATTAGTTCTCTAATGACAGACCCCAATCCAAAAGACCCACTTGTCAAAAATATAGCTGATATGTATATGTTAGAGCGAGAAAAATATAATATGAAAGCTCGTGAATATACACTCAGGTATGCTATTTAGGAAAATATTTATTTAGGTTCTCAAGAATTAATTGTAAATGAACTGGAATTATTTTAAATTTTAGCGAAAAAAAAAAATATTTGTTAATTGTATAAAAATGGGAAAACAAAATAATTTACTCAAAAAACTAAATAACCCAAGTTGTAGCGCGATGGCAATTGTAGTTGTTATCTTAATGTTAGTGGGTCTCTATTTTGTGGTCAGAGATAATAAACTTTTTGGTTTATCCGAAGGTTTTGAAGGTTCTGATATTAATAATGTAGTGGAAAAACCAGATCCTAAGGGAAATGAAGTAATTCTCATTCTTTTCTTCGTGGAATGGTGCCCTCACTGCAAGACTGTCAAACCAGAATGGCAGAAGCTAATGAAATTAAATAACACTAAGATTAACGGTAAGAATGTTAAGATTCAGGCTGCTAACGCGGAAGGTAGTGAGGTTGAAAAGAATGCCGCTAGGGATAATAATGTGGAAGGTTACCCAACCATTAAATTAATCTCTCAAAGCCAGGTGTTAGACTATAATGGAGCTAGAAACGCTCCAGCTATGGAGAAATTTGTCAAGGATTACTGTAACAAAAATTAAATTTAATTTTATTTAAATTTATTTTTTTTTCTAGATTTCGAAATAGTATTTTTTAGAGTTTTTTTTTTAATTTTTTGTAATTTCAAAAGTAAATTTGAAATATTATCCATACCTTCATTAAAGCCTAGAAGGTATAATTTTTTTTTGGTTTCGTATTTTAAATTTAAATCCATATAATTAATGACTAATTTATTGGTATCTATTTCTAGACAATTATCTTGATTATAATCTTTAAATTTAGAAGATTTGAGAGGTAGATAAAACATATTGAGTAAGAAAGTTTCAAAACCTTTAATTTCAGTATTAGTAGGCTCACTTTTTTCTAGAATAATACCTATAGTCTCATATTCATTCTTAAAATAAGTAGGATTATAGTGTGAATTACCTCCGTCTACATAGTAATAATTATTATACTTAAAAGGTTGAAATACTAGGGGAAAACTACAGGAAATACGAATAGCTTTCCACACTTCCATCTGTGGAGTTTTTTCGTAATTAAATAAATCGTGTCTTCGGGTAGAAACATTTCCTCCGATGACAATTAGATTTTTTTTAAATTTTTGATAGAGTTCTAGAAAGGTGGTTTCGGTGCTACCTGTTTTATGTTTAATAATAGATTTAACCACATTTTCAAAAATGGTTCCCTTTTCAAATCCAAAATTTTGATAAATATTAAGGAAATTATTATTTTTAAAATCTACAAATTTTGAAATATTGATATGAAAAGCTAAAAATGTCATTTCTTCTATTTTAAAACCTAGGGATAAATACAAACCTAAAATAGAACCTACTGAACAACATAATATATTTTCAATATGTTCTAGTAGATTATGATTTTGTAAAACCTGTAGGGCTCCACAAAGTGTATATCCATAAATTCCTCCAGCATCCAGAAAAATATTTTTGATTTTAGGTTTATCTAGTTCCATCTTAAAATAATTGTATAGTATTAGATAAAAAAATTTAAATAGAAATAAGTCTTAATGATTGATATTTAATCTTTTTATATATATAATATATCATATTCCAAATGTCTATGATTAATATAAATGCCCTACATCAGATTAACGAAAAGAGAGCTAAGGAAAGAAAAGCAAGTTATGAAAAAATTTTAGCCAAGTGTCATCAGAAAATAAAAAGTACTAGTTTAAAACCTAAAGGTAACACTTTTTGTTTTTACGTAGTGCCTCACTTAGTATTTGGTGTCCCTATATTCAATCAAAATGAATGTATTGTCTATATGGTTCAAGCTCTTATTAAGAATGGTTTCTACGTAGTTTATACCCATCCTAATTTAATTTATATCTCTTGGTTCCAAAGACAAAATTCAATTGAATATAAAAAGAAAAAGAAGGAAGAAAAATTTCCCGCTGATTTACACTACAAACCTATCGATAGTGTGGAATCAAAACCTAAATTTATCTATGATATGAAAAATTTCGATTTTAAAAAATAAATTATTTACTGGCGGAATTTCTACCGAAACGATAGATTGTATCTAAGACGAAAATGATAAAAATACCAAATAGGACAAATAGGATTATATCGTGTATATTTTCTTCGGTGTCTCCCTCGAATATATTACTGGAATTCATCTTTTTAATAATTAAGTTCATATTTCTATTCAAATTATTGAGTCTATATTCTATATTGCCTTGATTTTCTCCTACATATTTTAATTCTTCTTCATTTTCACCCTCACTCTCTGAATCTAATTCACTATCACTAGTATCTACCTCCTCAACTGGTTTCGGAGGTGCCTTCTTTTTCTTGTTAGCCTTTGCTAATTTTTTCTGTATGAGTTTATCTATGACATTTTCACTTTCTCTATCTTCTTCCTCGTCTACATAGCTCATAGAAGGTCTCGCTTCTACATCCTGTATTTGATTGATTCTATTTTCTTCGTGAGCTTCTTCATTCTCTTCTATGTTAAGTAGGTCTAATTCTGAATTATTTCCTTCAAAGGCTTCTACAAAATTATTCTGATAGTAATTATCAAAAGCTTCTACTTGCGTGTTAGAGGGGGCAGGGGAATTTTGAAAGGAAGGACTAGGAGTGTAAGATGGTGAAGAATTAAAAGAGGGTGCTGGAGTAGGAGGTCTGGATCTCCCCTGTTGCTGAGATATGGTGTGTTGTTCTACTAATTTTCGCTGTTCTTCTAATACTTTCGCTTGTTCTTCTCTAAGTTGTCGCATTTTACGTTGAATAGCATCATTATCTTGAATTGAGTAGGAATCGTTAAAATTATCACCTGAGAGAAAATCTAAGTTAGGTTCGCCTTCACTATCTAGATAGGGTAGAATCTCGTTATTAGATTGACTTAAAAATGGCATCTCATTTTCTTGACTTACTATCTCTTGATTATTTAGCGCATTTTTAGTATTACGTTTAGTTTCTTTTTTGTATCTTCTATATTCTTGGTTAGCTTCGTCATATCTGACATCAATATCATCCACTCTACTACTTCTCTTGGGTCTATAGATATCCTTAGGACCTCTACTTTTATCAAATCTTTGTTTATTTTTGATGGTATAATTTTTTTTTATATCGGAAGCACAGTGTGGGTCGTGACCACCTTCCTCGTAGCTTTGGTCATAAATATGTGGGGGGATTTTAGAGGTGTATAATTTTTTGGTTTTTCTCTTTTTTCTGGAATCTTTCAATATGTTATTTCCCCAGGCTTCATCTAATGTGCAGTAATTCATTTAATACATATCAAGAAAATATTTAGGGAAAATATTTACATTTTTTTGAGAAAAGTAAAATTAAAAAAGAAATTTTTTATGCTAAATTAAATTATAAATCTCTGAAAAAAGTAACTATCGTTTCAATCACATTATGTAACATAGTCATAAAGTAAATAATAGGCATAGCAGGTATAGTTACAAAGGCAACCATCATAGAACCAGCGGCGGATATGTATGCCATTACTTCTTGTATTTTTTCATTTAACTTTCCGCTTTTATGTGCTTCGGAATAACTAGACATTTAAATAATTAATAGATAATTTTTTTTTTTTTTATTTAGTAATATTATAAATTAAAAATAAAATGATGAAGAAAATGAGTCAAAATGAAATGGCACAGATGTCTTTCTGTGTTTTATTAATTATAGTAACTTTATTAGTAGGCACTACTAACAATAAAAAAGTGGCTAGAATTGGTAGACAGGTAACTTCCGGATATGTGAATACTGTTCTTATCTTACTCATAATTGTACTCACACTCACGGAAGATTTACAAATTGGTTTTACCCTAGCACTTTTATATCTAATCCTTCTAGTCAGATTTAATAAGAGGGAAAATTTTGAATCGGGCCCTAGCCCTCTAAAGTGTGACACCTACGGTGATAAAAAGAAAAAAACAGGTACTGCCTTTTACCCACTGCACGCTCAATAAATGCTAATTAGCTCTAACATTTGAATATTTATTCTTTAAAATTTTCTTTCTATTAATTAATTATTCCAACTCTACGATGGATTTTTTAAGTCTAATTTCTACTCTAAATACCAGTAAATATTTCTCCGGTGTTTTGATGATTCTGATGAATCTAGGCTCTAAATATGTGGGCTTAGAATTAAGTGAATTTCAAGACGAATTTTTGAGTAAAAAGATTATACGCCGTCTAATTATTTTCTGTATTTTCTTTGTTGCTACTCGAGACATTATAATCTCTATTATTCTAACTGGCATTTTCATTATTTTTATAGGAGGTATATTCAACGATAATAGTAAATTTAGTATTATAAAAAAATATAACCCTAAAACGAAAGTCATCACACGTGAAGACCTTAGAAAAGCTAAAAAAATAATTAACAAATACGAAAAACAAGAAATGAAAAGAAGAAACCAAAATATACATCCCAGTCCTTCACCTAAATAAAATTAAACCTTACATACCCTGACTTTTCCCTAGATTACTACCGGATAATTGATTTAATAAATTATCCACATCTGGTGGACCCTTCATTTCAGGTCTAGAGGCACCTCCAGCATCATCTCCGCCTCCACCACCACCTCCTCCGAATAAATCACCCATTAAATTACCTAAACCTCCAAGGTCAAAACCACCACCGCCACCACCTCCTAAACCACCTGCTAAACCACCTAGACCTCCTAGACCTCCTAAGCCTCCCATACCTCCACTTCTACCTTCATTACCGTGACCTAATCCACTACCAATATTATCTTCCGTCACATTATTCTTCATAGTGTTAGCGGTAGCAGCCGCGAATTGCTTCATTAGATCAGGGTTCTGTCTCATCACATCTTCCATTCCCGGTAAGGAAGATTTAAACATAGTGTTAGTGAGATGGAACATAAAGGCACTTCCTCCTAATGAAAGCATAAGTCTAAGTTCCGGTGCCATTTTAGCTTTGGATTTATACTTCTCGTGTAATTCTTCAAAAATATCATCGTAGTCGTGTAAACCCTCGTGAACATTTTCTGACCAACCTTCTAACTTCACATCAAAAGGGTCGAACTTATTATTAAGGAATTCAATAGCTGTCACAAAAGCAATTAACATTTTACGCTGAAATTTAACACTCTGGTCTAATTCCTTCTGATTTATTAATCTTTCATACTCATTTTTAATTTCTTCGTAGTTAGAAGACATACTGAATTTTTTTAAGGTCTTCAATCCCTTTTTCTCTAGACGTTCTAACAAACATAACAGTCTAAATTTTTCTTCCTGAATTTCTTCGAAAGTTAGTTCTCTAGGAGGTACTTTAACCTCTGGAACAGTAGGTGGTGGCACAAAATTATTTTGAGGTTCATTTAAATTATTATTGAGACTATCTAACTCTGGAATATCCGAATTAGGCTCGCTACTTAAATTGATTGGATTATTGCCTAGGTCTATATCGTTTAAAAAAATATCATCTTCCTTATTAGAATTACCGAATTCGATAGATTCAATACCCACATTCTTAGTGTCTGAAGACGAAATTGATATACTATTTAAATCTTCCACAGTTGGCTCCTTGGAACCAAATTCCTCTACATTTATGACACTCGGTTTATTGGAAGTATCAATGACACCACTGAGATTAAAACTTTCTATGGGTTTGGCATTTTCATCCTTAGATAATTTATTCTGATTGACTAACAAATCAATTCCAATATTAGAAGTTCCACTACTTACCATTAGATTAGGTTCTTTCCTAGGAACCGTATTCATATCAATACTTTTAATATTATCTCCTGTGCTAATTGAAATATCTTGACTGGAATTACCTACGTCCAGATTAAAGTCTACATTTTTTAAGTCATCAATATCCAGGTCTAAATTTAAATTATTCATAATTACCTATGTCTAAGAAACTAAATATTAATTTAATACGCGAATAATACTTTAAATACTTTTCCACCTAAAAATTATTGCGATTTTGTTGTCCGTAAACACACATTAAATACGTATCCGCCAAATCATCTTTTTTCTTATGATTCTGATAGTGTGTTAACCAATCTTTATTATTATCTACTTGATTCGGATGGGTAAAAATATTGTTTGAACCGCCATTATTTTTCTGTAGAAACCAACTACAATATTCCTGACTCAATAATTTATGTCTACGGTATTTATCTTGGGTCTTTTGATGTATTTTTTGTATCATAGTGTCCTTCAATTCGTCAGTTTCTAATTTAACCTTCAATTTATTGTTAGCCATTAGAAAACAAATTTTCTGAGAAGCTCTCATACCATCTAATTTACTGCGCATTAAATAGTATGTATATAGTACCATCTGAACACTCTTCATTTTGGGGTTTTTAAATGCTGGTTGATTTTCTATTAAAATATAATCACTGTCCCACATTTCCGAACGCTTATCTAGTTCTTGAACCAAGTTAGTAGATATTTCCTCTATTTCATTTCTTGTTTTTTTCTTTTTCTCTACCTTCACTAAATTAGAATATTTATGATGATGAGCTTCACAGTATCCTACTAATGGATTATCAGTAACATATTTTATTTTTTTACTACACCTAACTTTTTTATTTACCAGAATATGAGAACAAGTATTTTTTTTTATTTCCACCATCAAATCCGAAGGTTGCTTCTTTCTATGTGTAAGACAGAATGTCTGATAATTATCACTACGATACCAGGTAGCTTTCTTAACACACTTAGTTCCATCCTTTTTATGACAGTAACAGTAATAAACAGGCTCCTTGACTTCCGGTGCTGATAAATTAATAATTTCCCAGTTTAAAACTCTAAATTGGTTCGTCTCTAGATCATACTCCACCCAACAATAAGCTAAATTCTTGATTCCTATATCCCAACTAAGAATTTTCATTACTCTTAGCTTATTTTGTCATTTTTATATTGGTTTAAAAACTTGTGGTTTTTAATGATTTTAAAAAAAAATTTAAAGAGAATACATAAAAAAGAATGCTATAAAAATTCCATAAAATTTTCAGGTAATTCCTCAATAACAGTTGCATAATATTTTTCAATATCGTGTAGTTTGGCTATATCTGTCACCGTAATAAGATTAATGGCTACTCCCTTACGTCCGAATCTACCACTCCGTCCAATCCTATGAATGTAATTTTCAATACTACTCGGCACATCATAATTAATTACGATACTTACCTGTTGAACATCAATACCACGTGATAGTAAATCCGTAGAGATAAGTATTCTACTCTCGCCATTCCTAAAATCTTGAACGATACGACTTCTTTCCTCCTGAGTCATATCCGAATGAATAGATGCTACCGTAAAATTCTTATTGGTTAAATTATAGGATAGCTCATTTACCATTTTTTTACTATTACAGTAAATTATGGACTGAGCAACCGATATTAATTCATAAAGATCACTCAGAGTATCAAATTTAAACTCATTTCTTTCCACGTTAATATAAAACTGCTTAATTCCCTCTAAAGTAAGCTGTTCTGTCTTCACCAGAATTTTTTTAGGGTCTCTCATAATCTTCTGAGAAATATCAAAAAACTCACGAGGCATAGTGGCACTATAGAGTGCTACCTGTAGATTACATTCGCGCAAAAATCGGAAGATATCGTAAATTTGATTGATAAATCCACTCGAAAATAGCTCGTCGGCTTCATCAACTACCACATATCTCATATTACGGATATTAATTTTTCTCTTATTTAGCATATCTAACATCCTACCTGGTGTGCCAATCAGTAAATGAGGATTCTGACGTAAATCATCGATATTCTGATTGACACTGGTTCCTCCCGTAAGCAGTAAAATAGAATATTTTAGATACTGATTTAGGGCGGAACAGACAGTGTGAATTTGAAGTGCTAATTCACGAGTATGTGCTATAATAATTGCCTGTGTTCCTTTATCCTCTTGAATGCTATTTAAAACCGAAATAGCAAAGGTAGCCGTTTTTCCTGTTCCGGATTGCGATTGAGCTATTAGATCACCACCCTCTAAAAAAGGCTTAATTGCCTTCTGTTGGATAGAAGATGGTTTTTCATAACCCATAGCATAAATTCCTCTAAGTAGATTTTCCTTAAGCTCTAGGTCTTCAAAGCTTTCATAATTTTTTATTTCGTTTTTGTCTTCATCATTACCCGATGAAGAAGATAAGTTTAGGTTTGTATTAGTAAGTTCAGTCATATCTATGAAATAATCTTAATTCTTTAAATAAAAATCAAATTAAATTTTCTAAAATAAATTTTAGATGAAATAAAATATCTTATACATATTTAAGAGGTTTAATGATGAATTATCAACAAGAAAATTTTGACGGGGGGTTAGGGAAGAGAGAAAGATCCTGGAAAACAAACGATGATTTAGTACAAGATTCTTCAGGATTAAATAGTCAATTTCGTTGTTTGCAGTCAAAAAGACAAAACCAAGAAATATATCGTCAAGGTGGCGCATCTATGAATAAAAGGAAGGATATGAGGGGTGCTTTATTTCCAAACGATACCGAAGAAACCAAAAAAAACTTTACTCCTTTTTCCGTAATTTGGATTATCTTACCTATTTTAAATTTATTCTGGGAGATTGCTCTAGATGTGATAGGAATTGTTATGTTTTTTGTTAAAGAAATTTTCAATAGCACCTATAAAACTATGACTAAGCCTATTAAAAATATATTTGGTTATAACCAAGGAGCTAATCCTACCAGTAAATCATTTTGTTTTAATTACGGTTGGATAAGATATTTTACATTAGTTTTATGTCCTCCTGCGGCGGTATTTATGGCTTATGGTTTAATTGGATGGTATCAGGTCATAATATGTTGTATAGCTACCCTATTCTATTATTTCCCTGGTCTAGCTTACGCTATCATCGTGATTGGTAGGTCTGAAGTTAACACCTATATGAAAAAAATTAAGGAAGGTGACGGTTGCACCGATGGTGATGGCAATTCTAAAGGATTTTTTATTTCTAGTAAAGATAATCAACCTAAGTGTGCTGCTAAATTTGGTGATACTTGTAGTCCCGAAGGTGTAGAAATTTCCGCGGGAAAATTAGATTGTTGCGCTCAGCCTTACTTAGAAGATGGAAGTTGGTTAAGGGATGGAAAACCTGCGCTAGATAGTGGAGGAAATCCTCTGAAAAAATACGAAGATGGGGAAATGCACTGTAAAAATGATACTGAAAAAGTTAAAATGCCCAAGGGTATCTGTGTTTTTAAGACCACGGGTAAACCAGGCCCTTAATTTTGATTAGAAAAATTTTCTATTCTATTAATAAATGATTCCTGATAAGGTAAAAGAGAAAATTAACAACAACCAATACACTTTTATGGATAAAATTTTAACCGGTGGTTTAGGCTACGGTCATTTTTGTATTCCCGACGAAATGCCTCATATAATTTTAGCTATGGTATTCCCACCCTTTGCTATCATCTGGAATTATGCTATGGGAAATTACAAAAATTTTGCTGAATTCATCAAGAAGTTTTTCTTTTGCTTTATACTCACGATGTTCTTTTATTTCCCTGGTTTAATATACGCTATTAATGATATAGGTTGTAGAGCTAGACAAAAGGTAAATGAAGAAAAACTCAGAGCACTCCGAGGTGAAAATGTGTAAGTTAACATTAGCTAAATGATAATGCCCTAAAAATATTTTATATCTATCTATTTTTTTATAGACTATACATTTTTTTCTTTTTTTATTATATACACCTAAATGAGGAAGCCAAATTCCTCAAAACAAAAATCTAAGAAACCTAAAAAAAACTCTCCAAACAAATCTACTACACAACCAAGATATAAATCATTTTCCCAAAAAACTAAATCACAAGAGAACAATAATTGTGGCTGAGGCGGCTCTTCTATATTTTCTCAACTAGGAGGAAATAAAAAAAGTAAAAAGAAGAAAATGAAAGGCGGCGGATGAGGAATACCTAGAACTAGCAACTATATGGTTGGTGGTAGTAGAAAAAGGCATTTCTATAAAATGAAAGGCGGATGAGGTGAAGAAGAGGTTAGGCCAGAGAATAAAAATAAATCAGGTCCTAGAAAATCATTAAATTCACTTCCTAGAATAAAAAATAAGAATATTCAATCTGGTGGTGGGTGAGGTGGCGCTAGAACTATCAGATATGATATAAATGCTGGTAGATCTTCCGTAGTCAATAAATATTTTAAAAGATATTTTCACTAACTTTTTTTAAATTAGAAGTAATAAAGTAATAATAGACTTTGAATGATAACTAACAACTAAACCGTAAGGAGTTGTTAGTTGGAAAATTACTCTAATTTGAAAAAATATCTGAGTTATATTTACTAGAAAAAAATAAAAAATTAAAATACTAACTTAGAAAGTTAGTTAGGTGGTTTTAAACCCCAGAAATTTTTAGGCATCATATTTACTTCTGGATATCCTCCATCTCTTAGAATCTGTTCCTGGCCTCTGACAGGAAGTTGATTTCTATGACAGTGATAGAACAGAGGACTATCTCTAGGGTTTTGAGAGGGTGGTGCGGGATAGGTTAGTGTTCTAAAAGGAATACCTTCGTCTATCTGAATAGTATGATAGCCTTCAGATTCTAAGGAATCTTTAATATTTTCATCTACTTGATTATTTTTATTGTTATTTACGTTCATTTCTAAATTACTAACCTCTGCTTTAGTATCCTTTTCCTCACAAATCTTAAAATGTAAATGTGGAGATACATATAGAGAACCTAAACCAACATAGTAACTGTTAGGGTATTTAATTTTAAAAGAGAACTTTCTATTGACGGCTTTCACAGCCCCGATATTGGGTGTGTTATCATAGGCCTGAATACTATCGTGATAGGGAAGAGCACTACCGGAATAACTAGTGCTGTAGGTAGGTGGGTTAGGAGCCCAGTATACTACAGTTGGATTTTCAGAGGCACTATTGACTTCACCCTGAATGGTTATATCTCCAGTTCCTTCGTTTATAGCTATGCCTTGACAGTCAATTCTTTCAAAATATTTATTTCTCCATCCCGTAGACATTTTACTTTATATTAATATACTAATATAAAATATTTTAATTTAGTAAAATAAAAAAAGAGTCATCTGATATAAAAAATTAATTATAAACTCTGTTATCTCCACCGGATAACATCTGACCACCACCCTGGACAGCATTTCTCTGAACACGATTTCCAAGATTATTCTGGGATCCTAAGTGTCTTAAATTATCTTCTGGTTTAGCACAACCGTTGGCAGGTAAGTTGACCTGGCCTACATTTTCACATTTTTCTGCGTCGCCAAAAATTCTACCCTGGCCTAAACCAGATGGGTCGTAGGCTACGATTTCACAGTTATGACTGTCACATTTTACTTTATTAACTTCGGGTAAGGTGTTAATAGAGTGGTATGGTTCCTGGCAAGGACCGCAGCAATTTTTCTTACAGGCATAGTCTCTATTAATATCCATTAATTCACCGGCATTTCTAGATAAAAATAATCTGTATTGAAAACTGTTCATTACGTTATTGCCAGTTCTGATGATATTGTTAATGTGGCAACTGGGTCTGTAATCGGTAAAATGTCTACCGTCAGCCATTCTGGGAGGGCATCCAAAATGTTTGTTATTACTAGTTTTATAACATTCAATATTATCCATTTTGATTTATATTATATAATGTAGAAATAAATTTTCACTATTTATTTTAATTAACGTTAATTTTAAATTCTTTAGCTTCTAGAATTCTCTGAATTCTCTCAACCTTAGTTCCACGAACTTTAATAGTTTCTCTCTTACAAATTAACTTCACGTTTTTATCGTGCATTTTTTGAAGAATTTCCTCAGTTAATTCTTCTAAGGAAGGTAAGCTATCCATACGTTTTTTTTTTTCATCTTCTCCAATCACACTTTCTACTACACTTTCAGTATCGTCACTCTTATTTTGAAGTCTATTCTCTGGAAAGAGAGCATCAATTTCCTTTAGTAAATTAGCCTCACTTAGACTAATAGGTTCAATATCCGGAATTAATTCAGTTTCCACTATGACAGGAGCTTCATTTGTTTCATCACTATTTTCAGGTGAAGCTTCTTCTAAAGAAACAGCTTCCATATTTAATTCTCCAGTAGCAACATCATTTTCGGGATTTACAATTTCTTCAACCTCTTCAGATAATAGAGTTTCAGGTTCTAGAGTAGAATCAACAACCTTGCCTTCTACCTCTGGTGTATTTTCATTTGCTACTTCTACTTCTTCTTCTTCTTCTTCTTCCACTTGTTGTTCTTCTGCTTGTTCTTCTACTTGTTCTGCTACTGCTTGTTCTACTTGTTTGCCTTCTAAGTTACCTGAATTATCGTTACCTTGGGTAACTTCCTCGCCAGGAATACTATCATCTAGAATAGCATCTAATTCCTTTTTAAGATCGGCATCTATAGGAGCCATCATTTTCTGATTATCATAGTTTTCAATTTCCTCAAGTGATGGAAATTGGTCTAAATCCTGTAAATTAGTTCTAGATTCAACCTTAGGAATAGGTTGGGTTGCGTGTTCTGATAGATTAGGTTCTTGTTTTAGGGTGGAATTAATATTACCTAGTGTATCTCTAATATCATTTTGAAGTCTTCTAATTTTTCTAGAATTATCCATAGAAAGATAAGTAGCGTAAAAGGCTACTAAGATAGCAATTAAAATTAACACCAAGATAATTATATTCTGGTCCATTTTTATTGTTACAATTTAAAAAATATTTCTAAATTAAACGATGTTAACTTATTCATTTTTAATTAACTGGTAGTATTTTTCTATGTTAACACATTTTAGATTAAATACATTACTCACGTCATCCAGATCTAAATTACTGAATTCAAACTGTTGAATTTGATAGTAGACAATGGCACCCGCTAACATAGTAATATGATATTCATCCTCTAGGATACCCTTTTTAATACATACATTTAACATCTGTAAACAGGATTTGTAAAAATTTTGATAGACACTTGTGTTATAATATTTCTCTAAATTCTTACTAAACCTGTCTATGAAGCTAAAGGCTAGGAACCTAAGTTGAACACTAGGCACTAAAATAGTGTAATATTCAATTAATTTATTAAAACACTTAGAGATAGTTACCTCAGATGTTTTACATACCTCGGAAATATTTTTCTTAGATTCATTCAAATTAAAGAGGTAAGAAACTAGACAAATACAACCCGCGGCTCGTGAACTGGGAGTATTTTCCGAGACTAAGTCGTGTTTTTCAATCTTATCACACACATAGAAGCAGAGGTCTGTATGAACCTTATCAAATTTAGATAAATTAGAACAGTAGCGTTTGATAAAATCGAGTGAATTAGAAATGTTAAAATCACAGTTCTTCACTAACTCGGGTTTTTCATTTAGGATGATATCATAGTATTTTTTAAAACCTTTAGTAATAGTGGTATGTGGAATCATAAATATTTCTGCGATTTCCTTTGTGCTTCTTCTAGCATTATTAGAGCAACAGGATAGATACAAACACGAGGCGATTATACCCGCTCTATTCTCACCCCTAGATATTTTTAACTCTGATACTTCTTTATAGATGGATTTGGCTTCATCAATAATTCTACTAGGAATACCGTGTTTTTTAGCACGTGAATTCAAATTCTCAAATACGGTAATGAGACTCTTCTCGCGATAGTTAGAACTAATCCAAATATTTCTTCGCCTAATTAATTTCATTTCGTAAGATTCATTATACTTAGAAGCAATAATAGAACCCTGGTAAAAATCTTTCAAAAGAGAATTCGCAGAAGTAGGATATCCACACCTATTAGGGTCACTACTTCGAGTATCTTCCGAACCATAATACCTCCATTCCGGAGATGAATCTATAAAAATACCATAAGTTCTAGAACATTCCACACAGGTTAGTTCCCCCTTAATGTTTTTGACGGATTCTTTTTCACAAGACCCACAAAAATATATTGATTTCCTAATTTTATCCTGCTTGGTCTCTTCTATAACTTCAGGCTCATTATATACTTTGAGCGCATCGAATAAATTTTCAAAGTTGTCCAGTGCATCATTCATTTATTTATATCGAAAATTATTAGACTTAAATTAAAATCAATTTTAAAATTTATTATTTTTATTTAAAGGTATGAAGTTGGAAATACTACCGAGTTTGTGGATAGGGAGTTTAAAGGTATTAGAGAATAGTGAGTTTTTATGTGAGAAGAATATCAAAGGATATTTGAATTTAGAGAAGGATTTAGGTTTTTTACATCAGAATTTAGAGTATCAGGGTATAGTGAAGGATAATATATTAAAGTATAGAATTATCAAGTTAGGTGAATATTTGTTAGAGGCTACCAAATATATTTATCAGAAATTATCTAGAAGTGAGGGAGTGATGGTTGTTAGTAAGGATGGTTATTTAAAATGTGATTATGTAATAGTGGCATATTTGATAAGGTATGGTAAATGTAATTTGGAAATTACTAAGAGAATTTTAGAGAGTAAAATACCGCATAAAATTAATTTAAACATCTTACAGAGTAACGCGTTAGATTTTTTTATTACAAAATTAGAAAAATAATATCTTAGTTTTAAATATAGAAATCTAGTAAATGGGTAAAAATAAAAATAAAGTCGGAACTTGTAAGTGTGTAGATTACTATCAGGATGACAAGAATAATTTCTGGGTAAAACAAGTCAGAAAAAAAAATGGAAAGGTGTTTGAATTGAAGTGTCATAAAAAGGTAAAACCAGGGACAGATTTCTGTGAAGATCACCAAGACTGTCTTAAATTTATAAGAAAGTTTACTAACGAGGAAGAGCCTGAATATAATCCTGATAAATGGTCAGAACCTTACATAGAAGGTTCTCACAACTGTTATACTTATTTTTTAGATACTATTTTCAAGGACTTGATAAAAAAATGTGAGAAATTATGTAAGAAAAATACCACAGGATGTCCTAAAAAGGTAAGTCAGTGTCGAAGTCTTATTCCGCAACCAGGAGATGAATTCTTAATGGATAAGGATGGACATCTTCGAAATAAAACCTATAAATATACCTGTCAGGAAATGGAAGATAAGATTCTGAAAGATAATAGTAGTATTAAAAAGACACAACTAATTAAAAAATGTGAGAAGAATTCCTTTAAGGGTGCTATGGTTGTAGACCCTGGAAATACCTTTCATTTCTATAGACAAAATGCTGATGGAACTTGGAGTCATAAACCAGGAACTTTACCTATTACTGACAAAGACGCAGATAAAAAAATAATTTATACTCCTTACACCGCGAATAGAGACTATACTAAACCGGGAGAAAGTGACCCTATTAACTATACTAATTTCTGTGGTTACTACTGCATTCCGAATAATAAAAAAATGAGTGCTCAGTAATATTTAGTATTGGAAGATGTGTGGTTTTCAAATTTTTAAATTTTTTTCTAATATTTTTATATTTTCATAATATAAGTAGCTTACTTAATTATGTCTTCTCTCGAGGAAAAATTTATGCCTTTTCGTAACAAAATTAACAACATTATTACTGATTTGTTAGTCGATGGAACCTACGAGGATATGATGGGTTTACAGGATACAACTTTATGTAGTGATATTACCATTTTACTAGAAGATGAGCTAGATGAGAAATTTAATAAGGTAGAATTAAATGATCTATCGGTTCAAGTTTTAGGTAAACAGACACGTTGTTCTACCAAGGAATGTAAGGAATTAGAGGAAACTAAAATGGGTAGAAAAAATAGAAGTAAAAAGGATATATGTCACGACTTGGCCATATTTTACGTGCGTATATTTAACATTATCTCGGCGATTTTAACAGCGGTGGATTTTGATAACAATATGTGTATTTTGCGACTTCGTGCTCTTTTTGAAAGAACCGATGGAAATGTAGGAAAGGTTTCTGTGTGTCAAGCGAATCAGAAATTGTATCCTTCGTCTTTTATTAAGGTTCAGGGAATGCCTTACTTACTAAAACTATATCAAATGTATGATTCACCAGAAAGTATTAAAAATAACGAGGAAAAAAAACGGGAAATAGATGTTCTACAGATGAATATTAAGAAATTTTTTAAACAGCAAGGAACAGACTATCAGGCCGAGAATGTTAATCAGGTTTCCACTAACAACCAAGTTTTAAGTTCTAGCATTCGTAATAAAATAGAGAAAATAGAGAGTAATATGAAAGGAGTAAAACAAGGTCTTACCAATATGAAGGATGTATTTCAAAAAAAAGGTATGATTAATAACACCAATATTCAAAGATTGAATTTTAATAAAAATCCATCCAGTAATAATACTAACTTAAGCTCTGACACACAACAGGGTGTTTCCAACGAGGTTATCAAAACACAAGCTAATAGTAATAATAGTTC